GCTCGTCACTTGCGTCCAGGTCAACAGCAGCGGCGCAAAGCCGGTCGCGCTGGATGCGGTCGGCGCCTTGGCCAGATTGTCGTAGGTCCGCAGCGTGACATCGGCCGCGGTGGTGATGACCACCTTCCAATCGAAGGTGTCGTCCACATAAATCAGCGGCGCAAAGCCGCCGGCGTCGCACACGACAGGCTGCGCATGGGCAATGGACGCCGCATCGTCCTGCCACACGGTAAGGGGGGTTGTCGTGCCCTCACGGTAATGCAGGAGCTTGGCGCCCGCCTGCGGCACGCCCGAATTGTTCAGGATCGGGTGGCCGGACAGGAAGGACAGGATCGTCGGCAAAGGCTCAGCTCCAATAAAAAAGGCGCCCGAAGGCGCCTGGACATGAAAAAAGCCCGCTTCAGGAGCGGGCTTGGTTGGCGGCGGGGTCGGCGATATCGGTCAGGCGTGCGGCCGGACCAGTCTTTCGAGCGCGGCGAGATGGTCCTGCCCCTGGCGCACCAGGAAGTCGCGGGCCTGCAGGAAGCGCTCGCCCTCGATGGTAGCTTCGAGCGCTGAGAAGATCGACAGCAGCTCGCAGAACGCGCTCTCGATTTCGCCGTCGCGCTCCAGCGCGCCGCCGGCGTCGAGAAAGGTGACGTTGCCGGCCTTGCGCATCACGCCCTCCCCCATTCCAGCGCGGTGAGGGCGTCCACCGTCTCGCGGAGCCGGCCGAACTCGCTTGCGATGTCCTCGATAAAGGTATCGGTCACGGTCACGACGTCGGCGCTGCGCGTCACGTCGCGCAAGACCGCGATCAGCTGTTCGACGGTATCCAGCTGCACCGAGACTTTCACCGCCAGATGCATGCGGTTGATCGGCAAAGCGGGCTGCAGTAAGGAAGCAGAAGCCATGGGAACCTTCCTGTGTAAGGTTGCGGTGGTTAGGTCGGCTTGGAGCACCACCTCCTTGCCGACCGCCTATATAGACCGTATCGCCCGTATGCCGGCTTGTCAATAGGGTCTATACAGGCAATATTGCCTCCATGGCTGAAACACTCTATCCCGTCAAAAAACTCGTTTATCTCACCGATGAGCAGGCTTCTGCCATCGCAGATTTTCGATTTTCTAAACGCCTCCAGTCGGAGAATGAAGCCATCCGCCGGCTGATCGAGCTTGGCCTTGAGGCCGCCGAGAAGCGCCAGAAGGAGCCGACCCATGGCTGACATCGCCGATCTTGAGCGCCGCGTCATCGCCTTAGAGGCAGCGAATAACGAAAACACGCGCACGCTGAACTGGGTTGTCGGTACGCTGGGCCGCGTTGCCGCCGACGTGGCCGCAGTCAAGGACGACGTGCGCGTCGTGAAAGACGATGTTGCAGCTCTTCGCAAAGAGTTCCGCGGGCATCAGGAGCGGTTGCCGTCAATGATAGCCGAGACCATGCGCGAAGTGCTGCGCGAGCAGAAGCCATGATGAACAAGACCTTCGACATCGATGCTGAGCGTTTCGAGAGCATTGAGCGCAAGCTTGATCGCCTCATCGCGCTGACAGAATCGGCAAACCTGCGCGAGCGCGTCACCTCCATGGAGATGCAGACCGCCGCGCTCGCCACCGATATCGCTCACACCCGCAGCGACATGGCGCTGCTGCGCACCGATTTCGTTCGCATGAACACACGGTTCGACCGACTTGATGATCGTCTCGCCCGCATCGAAAAACGCCTTGAACTGGTCGAGGCTTAAGGCGCGCCCATGTCTCCCAGGCTGGCATTGTGCTCTTCGACCGCCTGAACGAAAGCGGCAAGCTGGGCGTCGAAGTCATCGTCGCTCTTCGCCATCCGCGCCGCCTGGCGGGCTTGGGCGCGCTCCATCACCGCCTCGCCCGGGTTGAACTCGGGATGGGTCTCGGCATAACGCTGGGCGAAGGCGTCGGTCTTGGGCGCGGGCCTGGCGCTCTCGGCGACATAGCTGCCGATGTCGTAGGCGGCGAGCGCGCCCCCGGCGACGGGCAGCGCCCGCATCGCGACGCGGCCGAGCGGCGAGCGCGCCATAGCCCCGGCGATGCGCGGCGCGGCCTTCATCACGCCATAGGTCGCGCCCGCCGCGCCAGCGCCTGCGACAGCGCCGCGTCCTTGCGCTTCGGCCTCGGACGCGCCGGCGGCCTCGGCGTCGCCCGTCTCGGCGTCATAGGCGATGGCCCCGGCCGCGAAGGGGGCGAGCAGCGAGGCTTTCGGCAGCTTGGCGAGACGCTGCACCAGGTCTTCCTTCACGCCCGTCACCGGCAGCTTGGCGGCGCGCAGCTCGGTGCGCAGATCGGATGCGGTGCGAGCGCGCAGGCCGGCGAGCCGGGCCTCGGTGGCCGCATCCGCCTGGCTCACGGCCTTGCCGGGCGCGGCGGCCTTGCTCGACACGGTGTATGGGTCGCCGCGCGCTTCCGCCGCGCGGGAGCGGATGCGCGCATCATCGACGGCATCCACCTTGGACGTGCGCGTAATGGCATCCTTCGCCAGCATGGCGGCCATGCCGATGCCCGCGCCCTGTTCGGCGTTGGCGGCGAGATCGACATAGCGCCGCGTCCCTTCGTCCACATTCGGCGCGATGACGTCGCGGGTGAACTGCGCTGCGCCGAGCATGGCAGCCGGTCCAACGAACTGTGTCCCGGCGCGCATAACGCGGCCACGATTGATCGTCTTCAGGCGGTTCTCGGCAATGACGGGATTGATGTCCTTGGCCTTGGCGAGACGCGAAACCTCGTCGGCGCGGCGCGCATCGACCGCATCAAATTTGCGGGTCATGCCGTAGCCGGCCACGCCGCCACCCACTGCGCCCACGCCGTAGGGGCCGAACTCCTGCGCGAAGCGCGACCAGGAGTTTTTCTCGCGCTCCGTCTCGACGCCGGCTTCCGCCGTTTCCAGCTTCGTTCGGGCTTGCGTTTGCAGATCCCCGCGCAGCGTCTTCACGCCCTCGATGGTGCCGCCGCCCCATTTGCCGTCGATCGGGCCGCTGTAATAGCCGCGACTACGCAAGAAGCCCTGCAGGGCCTTGACGGCGGCAGGATCGTTGACATTTACACTGTTCAGCTCATCGAGCGTCATGAGGTTGCCTTATGACTGAATGCGTGCAGAGGCACGACGTTGCTGCCGAAAATGCCGAGACGGAGCGCTGGGATGATTTCCGGCTCATCGGCAAAATCGTCGCCATCATTATCGGTGTTCATGCCGCGGCATACCTCGTTGCGGTTCTGATCTAAGTGCTGCGCCAATCAGCCCGTGCCGTAATCCGGTTTTTGCTCGCCGCGCTTAAGGGTATTGCCTGGCTGTATCTAACGCTGGCCATTGGCGGGGCTATCACTATAGGCCTTGCTGGGATACTGGAACCTCTCCCCGACCCGCTCGACCTGCTGATTTTTGTTGCGATCCTGGTCCTTGCGCCTGAGTTTGCGCACTTGCTGCCTGGTCGACGCCCTGCGCCAGCGCCGTCAGCAGCTCCTGCACCGGAAGATCCCCCTCCTTCGCCGCCAGCCGCGCCAGCTCCCGCGCATGGGACCGGAGCGAGCGAAGTTTACCGGGGTCGCCTGACAGTTCTGCCGCGCGAGTAAGCCAGCGCACATAGAGCGGCGAGGTCATGAACCGCCCGAACGCATAGGTGCCGAGCGCGACGCTGCCCGCCGCGGCCGCCGTCTGCAGATTGCCGGTCATGGCCTGCTGCGCGGCGGTGAAGATCGAGGCGAGTCCGGTCATGCCGAGCGCGTTGGTCGCCGAGCGCGACGTGTTCGCCATCGCCTCGAAATTGGCCATGCGGTCTGCAACGCGCACGAATTTATCGAGCGCCGGGCGCAGGCCGTCGCGGTCGAAGAGCGCGCCCTTGCCCTCCTCGCTCATCTGGAGCCAGCGCGTCATGAAGGACTGCACCGAAAAGCCCGCCTCCTCCGCCGCCCCTCTTGCGCTGGCGACCGGCCGTCCCAACTCGCGGATGACGCCGGAGGCGACATCGCCCCATTCCTCGTCCTTCAGCGAGCGCCTGAGCGCCAGCAGCCGCGTGTAATTGCCCCCCTTGCGCCCGCCCATGGCGTCTTTCGCCACGTTCAGCGCAAGCTGCTCGGCGCTTTGAGCGCCGTAGAGCTTTTCGATGCGCTCCAGGCGCTGGGCCGAGGCGCGCGCGAACTGATCGGCGCGGCGGAAATCGTGGATGGCGCGGCGGATGCGCGTCGCGGTCGCCGCCCCGTTCTTTTGACCCGCATAATATTCCGCATTGCGCTTCAGCAGCGCGATCATATCCTCTGTCATCGCCGATTGCAGGCGGCGCATGTCAGAGAGCTGCAGCGTGTTCTTCTCGGTGTCCGTCATGCCCGACGCCAGGCGGCGCAGATTGGAGCGCACGTCGCGCATCGACTGCAGATTGCCGCGCCAGCGTCCCTCGATGACATCCTCGACGATCCGTCCGGCGACGCCGCCGCGCAGCGGATAAGCGAGGGTCGGATCGACCTCCTCGCCGCCGCGCGTCTTGGCGAACATGCGGCTGTTGCGCTCGGTCAGCTCCTGCAGCACCTCCCGCGTTTTGGCCATGCCGCCGAGGAAACGGTCGGCGTCCTTCTTCGAGCGGCCCTTCTGCATGTCCTCCGGGATGCCGCGCCAGGCCCGCTCGTAAAGCGCGTCCTGCTTGGTCTTGATGGAGGTCTCGCGGGCCGGCGTGCGCGCGACGCTCGCAAGCTGGTCGTCGCTGAGCGCCCGTGCGGCGTCTTCGCCGAGATCGGCGGCGCGCGCGTCCTTGAAACGGTCGAGCCCGCCCTCCACGACATTGCCGACATCGCGGTAGCTCTTGGCGTCGCCATAGCGGCTTGCGATGCGTTCGCCGGCGTCCCGCGTCTCCTCGATGGCCTCGCCGAGCGCGCGGCGCACGGGCGCGCCGACGATGGGCGCATCGGAGAGCTGCTTGACGACGCCGGCCGTGCCGCTCTCGGTCAGCGCCGGGCCGAACGGCTTCACGCCCGAGCCCTCGAAGGCCTCGATGTCGGCGAGGCGCTCGTTGCGCACGAGACCGCGTGTCACGGCCGACTGCGGCAGCGGCTTGTTGGCGGCGGCCCGCGCCGTCGCGGCCATGCCGCCCGGAACCGCCCCCATGGTGGACAGCATCGGAATGCCGGCCATGACCTCGCCGCCTCGCTGGGCTAACCCGAGCATATCCTCATTCGCTCTTGCAAAGGTCGCCTCATGCTCATCGAGGGCATCGCCCAATGACTTGAAGCCGAGGCCTTCGGCGACATCGCCGGCCCCATGCTCGCCCCGTGTAGCCATGCGGACCGGCATTGAGGCGATGAAGGTTGCGGTGTCCGCGACCCGGCGTCCGAGCGTGCGGCTGTCGGCGAACGCCTTCTCCTCAGCCTCCTCGGCGCGCTGCCGCTGGACACCGCCAACCGCGGCGTCCTGCGGGCTCATCGCCCGCCGCTCGGCGGCGAGGTTGCGTTCCGCCCCGCCCGGCTCGCTGGCATAGAACGGAACCATCGGCTTGGCGCGGGCGTCCTGCTCTTTGGCCAGCTTCTCGCGGTAGAGCGCCTCGTCCTCGTCGCGTTCGAAGGTCTTGGGCTGCGCCAGCGGGGCATACTTCGTCCACGGCCCTGCGGGCGTCGCGGGCGCTGCGTATTTCTCCCACGGGCCAGCCATCAGCGGACCTGCTCCCAGCTATTCGGGTCGGCGGGATCGCCGCCACGGAAGCGGAAGCCGTCCTCGACATGGCCTGGCTGCAGGCGCGACGGCGCGCCGCGCGTCGTTGCCGGCGCGGCCTGGCTCATGCCCTCGTCCAGCATGATGCGGGACGGGTCCGCGCCCGACGATTTCGCGATGCCCTCGAACTGCTGTCGGGTGCGCTCGAACTGCTGCTCTCTATCCTTGACGATCGCGCCGGCCGCGCCCAGGAACTCCTGGCGCTGCGCGGGTGTCAGGCGCTGGCCGGAGATGATCTTGTTGTAAAGGCCGACGACCTGGGCCGGCAGACCGCCGGTTTGCTCGGCGGTCGCATACTCGCCCTGCATCACCGTGGAGCCCGGATCGAGCATCTTCATGTAGCTGTAGACCATGGCGATGTCGCCTGCCCCCGAATTGGCCTGGGCCCCGGCGCGCATGCGGCTGAGGCTGCCCTGGGCGCCGCGCAGGTCGCTCGTCAGCGCGGTGTACTCCTTGCGCAGCCCCTGCTCGTACTTGCCCTGCTCCATGGTGAGTTCCGGGTCCTTGCCGGCCTCGCCCTCGGCATAGGGCCGGAACTCACCGGTGAACTTGTTGCCGACGCCGGTCTTGGTGAACTCATAGGTGGGCTGCGCGCGGTCTGCCTTGCGCCGCTCCAGCTCCATCTTCAGCATCTCATCGGTCTTGCCCACCTGCGCGAGGGCGAACTCGCGCGCGCTGAAATCGCCGTATCGGGAAACATCGATCCCCATGCCCTTGGCGGTCTCGATCGCTCTGGCCCATTTCTCCGGCGTGTCGGCCGACATGGCGAGATTGCCGATGATGCCGTTGATCTTGGCCGCCTTCTCCAGGCTTTGGGTCTGCGCCGCGGCGGCGTCGGCGCGCAGGCGCGCGTCGATCTTGCCGCCTTCATCGAAATTGCCGCCGGCATAGAGCGTGTTGCGGGCCCCGCGCGCATTGCCCGCCGCCATCTGCTTGCCCGCGTCCACCAGCAGGTTGCGGCCGCGCATGGTCTCGCCCAGCGCATAGCCCTGGTTGGCCGCGTTCGCAAACTCGGAGAACCGGGGGATGTAGGGTTCGAGGAGGCTGGCCATTATCCGAAATACCTGTTCGCGTTGTTGACCGTCATCGTCGACCAGCCCCCGTTCATGGCGGTGCCCGGCATAGAGCCGGCGGCCGCCCCCTGCTGGAACATGCCGTACTGTCCCAGCGCGCCGAGCCCCCCCGACAGCGCGTTGCCCGCCATGGTCACGCCCTGCCCCTGCAGCATGCCCGCATTGGCGAGCGCAGCCCCTTGCGTCGCCGCCGATTGCTGGCCGTAGCCGGCGAGCGCCGATGCGGCGGAGCGGCCGGTGTCGACCAGCCCGCCGAGCTGGGCGAGGCGCGTGTTGTAGGCGGCCAGGAGATTGCGCTGGCCGTAATCATAGAGCGCCGCCCGCATGTTGCCGCCGGATGAGCCGCTCAGCCGATAGCGGTCGTCGACCGCGTCGAGCCCGGCCTCATTGGCCGCCTCCCAGCCCGGATCGGTGATGAAGTCGTCATAGAATTTCTGCTGATCCGCGCGTCCGCGAAGGCCGGTGGCGGTTTCATATTGCGCCAGCGCGCTCTCGCCGGTCTGGGTGTAGGGCGACAGCAGCGCCTTGGTTTCCTCGAACTGCTTCGCCGACGCCCTCGCCGCCGCCTTCTGCCCTTTAGCGGCCTTGTTCGCGCCGTAGCGCGAGGCGCCAGCGCCCACGACCGAGGCGCCGATGATGGCGGCGGTTGTCCCGATAGCCATGGGTGCTCCTCTTAAAGAGCCTTGATGAACTGCGTTTCCAGCGGGATGTAGTCCAGCCGGCGGTAGAAGCTGGCCAACCGCTCATCGATGGCGGGGGCGATCATGATGGCGTGGCGCACGCCCATGGCGCGGGCCCACGCTTCGGCGGCCTTGAGCAGCCGCACCCCGCCGCCGCGCGCCCCCGGCGATGCGTACCAGAACAGCTCGGACATGACCGGCTCCCCGGAATAAGGGTGACGGGTCACGGCCACGCCCAGCATGCCGGCGACAACGCCGCCGCGATCATCCACCAGCAGCAGGCCATGCTCGGCCGCGATCAGCGCGCGCGCGGTCGCGGCCATCATGCCGCGATCGGGCGTGATGCGGCCGGCATAGGTCTCGCTCAGATGCCTGACGCCGAGATCGACCAGATCGGGCACGTCGGCGGGCGTCGCAGGGCGGATCATGCCGTCGCCGCCGGTTCCGTGGCGGGATCGGGCTCGTCCCATTCGCGCGACCAAGTCGTGCACAGCGTCAGCTTGCCGGGATGACCCGTGGTGACGGCACAGACGAGCGTCGCCTCACCGTTCAGCCGTTCGGCGGCGACGCCGGCGGCGCGCGAAGCCACCGCAGCGAGGTCGCCCTCGACCGCGTGTTCGAGATAGGTCGATGCCGAACGGCTGGCCATGTCCGCCCCTTCGATCGCGTTTTATGTGAAGCTGTAGCTGCGCACGGCATAGTAGCCGGAGGCGATATTGCCCGAGGCGAACAGGAACCGGATGCCGTCGATGGCGTTGCTGTTCAATATAAGTTCCCCCTGTCCTTGCACAGTGTACATAAGAGCATTCTGCAAGCGCCCGCCACCAATCCACCAGATTTGCTTTGGAAAAGCTGCCGCTGATGGCCTAAACACACGAACAGTAAAGTTCAAACGTTCATTTGTGGCGTTGCCTGCGGCATCAACGAGCGCCATTTCATTGTCTGCGTCATCAGCAAGCTCGGTAGTGCCCGTGGAATTATTAGTGCGATGATATGACCACTGATAGTCACTTGCCCCACTTAAGTAACTGCTTGACTGCGAAAAGCGCGCCCGGAACTCTTGGTTGTCGGTGGCGGGCACGATCGCAATGAGATCGATCTCGTACATGTCCGCGCCGCCCAGCGCGATGTCGAGCGTCGCCGCCGACGATATGGAGCCCTGCGCCACGGCCGCCACGATCGATGTCGAGCCGCCCGGCGAAGCCAGCTTGAACTCGTCTGTGCTGGAGTCGTACATCACCACATGGCCATTGGTCGGCGCTGTGAACTGCGCGATGGGCATCGACACCACGCCCAGCTCCTCACCGGCGTAGACCTTCAGGATGCCGTGGGAGAAATCGGTGACGCTGGTGTCCACCGCGATCTCGCCATCGGCATCGACAGTCGGCGTGGCGCTGTTGGGGATCTCCAGCGAGGTCTTGCCGCCAAGATCGATCGTTGCCGGAAGGCTGATCGTCGGGTTGCCCGCCACGCCATCGCCGTTCGCGACGGCGATCTCGTTGGCTGTGCCCGCGACCGAACGCTGCGACCAGCTATCGGCGCCAGTCCGCACTGCGATGCCGGTCCCGGCGAGAGCGGCGAGCGCCGTCAGATCGGCGTCGGCCGCCTGCTTCTCGCTGTCAAGCTCGTTCAGCGCGGCCTGCACCGTCGTCGCCGCGATGCCGCCCGCTGGAGAATTGGTGATCTCGCTGGCGGTATAGTCGCCCGAGGCGGAGACGACAACGCCGGTGCGGCCCTCGAAAGAGCTGACGCCGGTGCTGCTGACGGCGGCAATCTCGTCTACGATGCGGCGCAGGGCCGCGTACCATTCCAGGCTGATCCGTCCGGTGGCCGGGTTGACCACCGGCAGGTCGGCGTTCGGGATTTGGGCCATGGCCTAGCGCGTCGCCCGGCCGTGGACCGCGGCGCCGTTGACGCCCTTCAGCACGGCCGCCGACGCCTTGAGGCGCCAGATTCGCCCCTTCTTGGCGCACCGCCCCCAGCGGTTCAGACGCACCGTCTGGCCGTATTCGCCAAGACGCCCGATCGAGGCGCGGCGCTCCCCCTCGAAGGTTTTGCCGCCATCGTCGGAGAAGTCGATCATCAGCTCGGGATTGGCGTTCCAGCTCGATGTGGAGTTGAGGCCAACGCCGGACACGACATCCACCTCCACCGCATCGACGATCAGACGTTCGGGAAAGCGGTGCGAATGCGGGCACCACACTTCAAGCACGTGGTCGGCGCCGTTCTCGGTATAGGCGTCCGGATCGAGGAAATAGAGCTTGCCGTCGCTCTCATCGCCCAGGATGTACTTGCCCGCGAACAGGATCGCGGCGTTGCAGCGCCAGCGGTCGAGCCCGTAGCTCTGGCGCATGTACCAGGCCCGCTCGAACCCCTGGCGGCGGGCGAGCGGCAGGTCGAGACACCAGGTGAAGGCCGCCCCTTTCAGCGTATAGGTCTCATGCCCCTGCCAGGCATGCACCGACCCCACCATCTCATCCTGCTGGATGGAGGTCAGCGCCGCGATCGAGCGCTCCACCGCATGGGTCGAGACGCGCTCGGCGGAGCCGTCGCGGCCATAGCGCACGATGCCGTTCTGATCGACCCAGATCAGCGCCTTCTCGAATTTGGCGACCGTGTGCGCGCCCTTGAGGCCGTATTCGATGTCCTGCTGCACCGCCGAATAGGGGAAGGGCTGGCCGGCCAGCGAGGGGTCGGCCTGCCAGATTTCAAGACTGCGCACCCCGAACACATAGAGGAAGCCGGCATTGACGAAGACCCGGACCAGATTGTCGGCGTTCGAATCCGCCACATCGAAAGCGAGCGCGCCAATCGAGGTGCCGTCATCGACCGCGGAACAGAAGATGCGCCCGTCGGGGATGCCGTACAGGAAGCGTCCGCGCAGATAGTCGATCGAGTTCGGCGCCGGCAGGTCGGCGTCGGCGTTGAGGGTGAGGGTGCCGCCGGCCAGCACATAATACTGGCCGGCGGACGTGACGATGCCGATCTGAGGCGTCGCCGCCCGGTTGCGCGCCAGCAGCAGCCGTCCCGAGCCGGCGATGCTCGCCAGCGCAGCGCCGGCCCCGGCGGCGTCGAAGGAGACGATCTGGTTGCCCAGAACCGCGATCAGCGCGCTGGAGGCCAGCTCGATCAGCCCGCGCTCCGCCCCCGCGAACGACCCGCTGTCCCAGCGGGTGAGGCCCGGCGCGCCATAGATCGCGAAGGCGCTCTTGCCGTCTTCGCCCGAGATTTCCGGGTAGCCGTTGACGAGGCGGGCGTTGGCGACCTGGCCGTCCCGCCCGATGGTGGTGGAGGCCGGCAGGACGAGCGGGATCGGCGGCATTATTCCTTACCCAAGATCTTCACGAGCTTGTCGTCGAATATGACGTAGTTGGAACTGCCGGCCCCTACGTCCCGCGAATTGCGATCCAAATAGCGGATGCCGGGGATGCCCAGCTCGTTGAGCGCATTGATCTGTGGCCGTGTTCCCGTCCAGCGCCGGTATTCGTGGAACAAGTTCTCCAGCTCTTCCGCGCGGAGCGCAGCGCGTCGTTCGCGCTTGTTCAACTCCATCCCGTAAGGCAACATGTCTCGCGTGATATTTTGATTGAGATAGCGATCCCGCTCCGCCCTTATGGCCTCCCATTCCGCCTTTGCATCGCGCCACGCTTTTGTATCCGGCAGATCCCGCAAAGCTCTTTGGACTTCTGGTGTTTGCCGCTCAAAACGGGCGTCCCAATTCAGGAATCGCTCGGGCTCGGCGTCGATTTCCACTTTGTAGATACGAGCATTGCTGGATGGAATGTAAGCTGCAAGAGTGTCTCGATAATATTTCGCAACATCCTTCGAGCTCGCAAAGTATAGGCCGTGCCCATAAGCTTGGTTGCCCTCTCCCGTTCCTATTTTAGAGATGTCGAAACGGTCAAAATCATGCGGAGAACCATGCCAGGCCGGGAAGGTGTAGGCAGTGAGCGGGCCGTTACGCGCCGCTGCGGCAGCGGCGCGTCCAAACGGAAGTCCAACAACCGCGCCAAGACCGGACAGACCGGCAAGCCCAGATTCCACAAGACCACGTCGTATCTCGCCCCGCCTGAACGCATCCCTCGCCGCTTGCGCGCCCTGATAGGCATCGCGCGCCGCAAGCGCGTTGCCGGGGCCGGGCACGAAGCCAAGCACCTCCTCGGCCGTGCGCCGCCGGTTCGCCGCGGCCTCCTCCGGCGCAACGCGCCGCCGGTTGGCAAGCTCCACCCGCAGTTTTATCAGATCGTAGGGCGTCAGGCCGTCCAGTTCGTCCGGCATTACCGCCCCATCTCGAAGATGAGTTCATCCTCGCGCTCCCAGTCCCGCGCGCTCTGCAGCAGCGCCTGAGACCGTCCCATGATGCGCTGCGCCACCTCGCCCTCGATGCCGTAATCGTCAAGCAGCCGCTCGGCGAGGGCGTAGAGCAGCACGTCGAAATGCTCCTGAGGAAGATCGATGTCGTTGGCAAGATCGTCGATGTCGTCAAGGCGCTTCTGATAGGTGACGCGCAGCGTTTCCGTCGTGACCGCCGTCTTGACCGGCCAGACATAAAGCGTCGGAGCCCCGAGCTGAGGGTCGAAGTAGAACTGCGTCGGGATTCCGGCGGAGCTCTTCAGCGGCAGGTCGAAATAGTCGTCCCGCGTCATGAGGCGCAGCGGCAGGTCGCGCCCGGCGGTGTCGCGGTAGCGCACGGAGAGCACGCGCAGCGGGTTGAGCGTTGCAGCCAGGGCGTAGGACGAGGCCGCGCCCGTCATCGTGATCGAGCCTTCGGTCTTCTTCCAAAGATGAGGGCCGGACCGTTGCCAGCCCTTCAGCATCAGGTTCAGCTCGATGCGGACCGCTTCGGCTTCGTCGGCGTCGAGCGCCTGGGTGAGGCCGAGCACGTTCATCTTGCGCAAGGTCTGGGTGATCAGGCTGCGCGCGTTGATCGAGAAATCGGTCGAGCCGGACAGCGGCATTACAGGTCGTCCCTCGTCACCTCATTGACGTCGAGAAAATGCGGCGCGCCCGGCGGATTGGCGTAGGGCGCGGTCTGGTCGTCGGGGCGCGCGCGCACGAACTCCTGCGGATGACGCGGCTCCCAGCAGGAGCCGCACACGCGCAGCCCCGTCCATTCCTCGCGAATCTGGCTGGCGTAACGGGTGAAACCGCAGCGCTGGCACTGATACAGCCAGTCCCCCGATTTCCAGCAATGGCGCGGCGGCATCAGTATTTGCGCAAATGCAGAATGAAGGTGCCGCTCTCCGCGCCAAGCCCGGTCGTCGAGATGAGGATGTCTCCATTCGCGCCGGCGCCCGCCTTGTCGGAGGAGATGCCGCCAATATCGCGCCAGTCGTGGCAGAACCAATCGGCATCGGGCAGGCGGACGAACACCAGGTCCGCCGTGGCGTCGAAGCTCAGCGCGGCCGTGAAGCCGGAGAGCAGGCCTTCGATCTTCAGGACGGAGAAGCGCTGACCGTCGGCCGCCGAGAAAGCCGAGCGGTCGACAAGCAGGGTGTTGGTTTCATCGCCCGATGCATCGCCGAGAATATTGATGAGCTGAACGAGGTTGTTCGCCCCATCGAGCAGCGTCGTCTTGGTGATGGTGTTGGCCATGGGTCAGCCCTTACGGGTAGATCTGTGTCGGAGTGAACGTCGCCCGGTCGTACCGATGTAGCGAACAGTCGCTGCGGTCAGCATGCGTGAATCTCCTGCGTTAAGCGGTCGACGACGAAGTGCACGCGGAAGTCACGCCCCCAATTCATGGCCGCGTGCACTTTGGTTTCATCAATGGCGTAGATACCGCCGAGGTCGAGTTGCTCGACCGTGCCATCGTGCATGCACCAGCAGTCAGAGTTGGTTTTCAGGACAAGGTGGTGCCGATGGCGATTCAATGCAGGCGCATCCAAGTCCTGATGCGCCATGATGCTGCCGTTCGGCCATACGATAGAGAGGAAGCACTTTAGCCATTCCCCAGGGAACAGGGCCGCAAGGAGAGGCCGGTAAATGGCTTCTGTCGTCTTCGGATCGGTAGTGAGGTAGCCGAGCGGCAGCGTTGGCTTAGGCTCAAGCTTATGCATGTGCTCGATGAGAGCGGCAAGGCAGCCGCCATAATGGGCAACCTTGCGATACATCAAATGTCAACCGATGTGGCGCCATTCCAGCCCAGACCTTGCTCGTTGTCGGCGTTGACAATCAACAACGGTGCAAAAAACTGAGCCGCGGCGCCGACGAGCGCTTCGGTGATATTTGCCGCGTTATCCTGAAGACGCATGTAGATGTTCGGCCCAATGCTGGCGGTGGTCGTCGCCGCAAGCGTGACGATGACATCAGCCGCGTTCCGGGTGCGGGCAAAGCTCATCGCGTCGCCGTAGATGTGGAGATTGGTCGCTGCCGTCGTCACGTTTCGGATGGCGCCCACAGCGAAGTTGCCGTCGATCCAGAAGTTTTTGATGGTGATGCCGTCGCCGCCCACGATCGTGATCGCGGTGTTGGCGCCGGCCGCGGCTGCGCCGCGATGCACCCAGCCATCGATGTACATCCGGTTGGCGTTCGCGTCGCTGACGATGAAGTCAGTCGCCTCGCCGGTCACGTCGCGGGTCTCGCAATTGACCATCGCGAAGTCGGCCGCGTTGACGTCGATCGGACCGGTCAGGGCGTCGATGCCGCCGGTGAAGAGCAGATTGTAGACCGTGATGTTGGCCGCATCGACGTCCATGTCCGCGCCGACAACGGTCGTGAAGTTCACGGTCGGGCGCAGCGAGCCGGTGCCAAGGCCGATGATGGCGATGCCGGCGACGTCAAGGTCGAGCCCGCCGGCGGCCGTCACCGTCTCGACATGGCCGGGCTTGACCATGATGATATCGCCGCGATTGGCGCGGCATTGCCCGACCGCGAAGTCGATCGAGGCGAACGGCCGGTCGAAGG